CGCTTTCTACATCCGAATCAGAGTACAAAGTACCAATCCCAAGATTACTTCTTAGTTCGGCAAGCGTCACATAAGTAGCTGGCACTTTGTACTCCTATCTTTAATTAACTCTGTAGGGATAAGGGCTACTAAATCCCTACAGATTACTTTATCGGTTTATTAGGCCTTTGCGTACTTGATAATTCCGTAAGGCATCTTGGCGATTGTTGCCATGAAACCGTAGATGGCCACCTGCACCTGTAAATTTGATACCACATTTACGCTCATATATGCCTGGCTGCTGCGATATACGGTAAATGCTTCTGGTGCAAGGATAATTGCAGAGTTATCATCAAATGTGGTTGTTGAGAAGTTCTTGTCTACGTATAGATCAAGTCCTAATACATTTCCACGAATAGATGATGGACGTACATCACCAGCTGCGTTCATTGGTTGGATCGCATTGTAAATTGGTCGCTTTGTTGAATCAACTGCGCCCATTAATGCTTGCCATTGTGCTGGGTTTCCGATGTAATTCTGTGCAAAGTAACCTGTGTTAGCATAAACAAATTTTGCAGCTTCTGAAGTGTAAGCAATAATTCCATCGCTGTCTGCGGTGGTTCCTGTGCCATAAGTACCGGCTGCAATTAACGCATTTAATACAGCTGTATCAATAGTCGTTAAATATGCGTTTTGTAGCTGTTGTGTTAGCTCTGCATAGAAGTTAGGGTCTGACCTCTCCAGTAGCTCAACGCTGAGCGTATTCATGCCACTGTACTTGGAGACAGTACCAGTTAGGTATTCGGTTACCATACCTGTATTAGATACTGCACCTGCTTCTGCCTCTACAGTTACTGTAGGTGCTACGCCATTTCCGCCACCTGCTGAAGTTACAAGTGATGGTACGCTGATTGTCATGCCGCTTGCCGGCAGGGTGCCCTGACTGCAGGCATCTATTGCTGGGGTACCAAATCGAGTATTGGTTACGAACTCTGATAGGTATTGAGTTGGATTAAATGCAGGGTTAGTGCTGAAAGAGTCATCTGCAGCTGAAATAAACAGACGTGATTCATCTGATCCCAATGCAGCTTTAATTTTGTGCTCTGTGTACTTCGCCATTGAATCGATTGGTGAACGTACTGATGTACTGATGTAAGGTGTTGCAGTTACAGGGCGTGCGGCTTCTACTGCTGGAGTATCTGCCTCTGCCTTAGTTTCGGTTGGCTCGGGATTTTTATCCACAGTAGCCTCGCTTTCTGTGTTGGTTGTTGGTTCGGTTGGTGCCGCTTCGCTTTCGCTTGCAGCTACTTTAGTAACGATTGCATCCGGGTAAGCCGGGCTTTCGACTAAAGAAACTTCGCGCATGATGGCGCTTGATACTACTAACACGCCTTCTGCATTTTTCTTAGCTTTAACTACATCTACGCCAATACTTAATGAACTTACTAAATCCTCGGCTGCCAGGGTTAGGTAATCAGTGCCTTTTTGCGATGCGCTAATTTTAAAGGTACCGTAAATTTTATCCTGGGTAACTTGGAAGCTCTGGGCACGGCCAATCGGATCATTTTGTGAATGCTGGGCTAATAATTTAATACGACGGGCTTCCGGTATTTCTACAGACCCGGTTTCGAAAATCACTGGGCCAGCCGATGTATTTCCAATAGTGTTAAACGGCAGTACGACACCGCTGATTAACCTACGGCCAGCGTCTGAACTTTCTATTTGGCTGGCAAAGGTTAAATGTATATTTTCGATTTCCATTTATTCTCCTAGCTCGTTTCCAGGTGATAAGACTTCCTCATCCTCTGACTCATCTATGCTTTCTTCAGAATTGTTGCCTTCTGGAGTCAAGTCTTCCATCTCTTTGGCGTCATCTAAATCAATCAATCCAAGGTTAAGCATTTTTTCTATTACCGCTAACCGGGTCATTGCATCTGCACGTAAGAAGGTGTCATCTACGGCAAAGCGGACCACATTATTATTGGCGGTCATATCATTCATGCTCAGTCTATTTTCAATGGCGCTAATATACGGTTGTAACGTATAAGCCAGAAATTCTTTTCTTGAATCCAGGATATTCTGATAAGTCATACTGTTATTCATATCGGCTGACAGCATCCAGGCTGGCACTCCAAATAAACGGCACACCTGCGTAGTAAGGAACTGTTGCGCCTCGTTATACATCATTTCTTTAGGACTAAAAGATGTTGGCTCGTAAGACAGTGTAGAAGTTAGATACGCGGTACTTCTATTTAATCTAGCTGCTTTCCATGATGCTAATAGACCGCTTATTTGTTGCTCTGGTAAATCTGCGCCAGTATTTTTAATATAACCGGTAGGCATCGGAGTCGATGCACTTACTGATGCGGCTTTTTCTAAATCTAACGCTGCTTGGATTGTACGAGCTCCGGCTTGCAATATACCTGCGCCGTTTAAACCTTGGAATGTAATCAGGCTACCCAATCCACTCATAGGCGCCCTTACTCCATCTACAAAGTACTCTTCGATTTCGGTACCGTATTTATTTGTAGTAAATGTAACGCGGTTATTTGCTACCCATTCGTATCTTGATCCTCGGCCGTCATCTGCATATTGCTCGACAATACGCCAGTAGGCTAAATTGTAAAACATAAGGCTGTCTACGGTCCAGGCCATAGTAACGCTTCGCGGTTGTCTGTAATCAGGTTGATCTAGCCATAAAGGTTTACCGATTTCTTCTCCGGTAGATTTTCTGTATAACTCAAGATCTAAACTTCCAATAACACCGGCTATTAAATTTCTGCATCTGCTGACCGCAGGTACCATCATCGCGGCATCTCGATTAATTGATCCAATACCCAATGATGCAGATCCGGTATTAAAGTAACCGTAGCCGTAAGTAGTATCCATTACGGCCGGTGCGTATTGCGCAGTTATTTTAGGGGTCGATGCAGGCGCCTCTGTGTTAGTAGCTCGTAAGCCTAAAGTTTCTAGTAATCCCATAGATACTATTTTCCCGTAATAGTCAAGCATTTAACGGGATCTTTGTAACGTGTCTACGAAATAATTTTAGCCTCGGCCGGTGGCTCAGTTAGCACGTGAATCACCATGGCAAGTCCAATCGCAATATCTACCGGCCCGGCAGATTTCCTTCTTACGATTCTCCAGGCGCTATCGTTCATTTTAGCGGCGCAGTTAGTTAAGTGATTTATTAGGGATTCCTGCCCTGAGTGCACCATTTTACCCGTAGCCATCGCTTCGTGCATTTGACCGCATGCCTGGTAAAACTGCTGGCCACTGATATCTTTTACAGCTACACCGGACCTTTCTAACTTTGTAGCAATACTCTGAGTCGTATATTTGTCATAACAGACCGTACGGGGATAATACAGATCGCACCATTTCTTAATGGCAGCAGCTACGACTAACTCATCGACGGCTACCTGGCTGTGAAAGGTTTCTAATACGGCCACCCCTATTTTGCCCGTAGGTGTTATTTGGCCTATTACCAGCGACGCGTCGCGCCGGCTTGGGCTAACGTCGAAGGCCATAACAGTTAGCGGTCCAGGCGATAGTTGCAAGGTCTTGTCAGCGGTGTCCTCTATGCTGCCATGTGGCCAGGGACTGGCAAGTGAACTGATCCATTGGCATAAGGTTTCAGTCCTAAAATCCTCGATTGTATTTACAGCTAAAGATTCCTCGATCGATTCCTCGGTAATTAGCGTTCCCAGGCTTGGATTCGCCATAGCCCAGCCTTTACGATCATTTACGGCCGCGAACTCGGGCGCGCTGTACTCATAGAAGCCAATTGACTCAGGCGGATGGCTCAGGCACTTTTCGCGCAGGTTATTTAGCACTTCGCTGAATGCATCGCCACTATTAGAGCTGAAGTAGCTTTGAGAATTAGGCCGGGCCCGGGTTACAGGTAAGGCGGCCGCATAAGCTTCAGTAGTTATTTCTCTTAGCTCGTCAATCCATAAGAAGTCGGCAGTACGGCCTCGGCTTCCATCGCGGGTACTTGCTACGACATCTAACCTGCCACCGCCATACTTAGATAGCATCTCGATTGATTCGGTACCGTTAGCCAGGCGTATCTGCTTGACCATTTTAGCCAGCGACTCGTTAGATTCGAATAAATACACAATATCTCGAAAGTTAGTTAAAGCCATGCCTCGATTGGAGCTCATGATTAACTGATTCTTTTCTCCGAACAATATTAGGCCGGCCATCGCACGCATGCGCCCTATGTGGGATTTTCCATTCTGTCTGGCAGCTAAAAGTAGGCTGGTAGTCCTGATAAAGGTATTGTCATCGCGTACGGCCAGCATGTCGGTTAATACCCAGCGTTGCCAGGGTAAAAGCGGTACACCTATCGATTCAGCTAACTGCGCCACCTCATCGACCCGGGATTTGGCCTTTAAAGGCGTGCTATGCAGGCGTGGTTCAGTTGCCCCAATAAGCGGCTGGTTAGGTTTACTACTCATTTAGATCAATCTTGATCGGGCTGGCCAAAAGCCGGACCAGGCTGGACCGTACTGGTCGTTATCGGGGATAAATTGCCTTGAAAAACAGGGGGGGTAGCCGTCCGTGCTAAAAAAACGTGTTCTGGTCTACTGCCCTTTTTTGAATTACAAGATTTGCAACAAGATACCATGTTCTGTAGATCCATAGGGTTTCCCTGCTTTGCTATTGGTATAACGTGATCGACCGTTGCATTTGTATCATCTAGCTCAATACCGCAGTAGTTACAAATATAACCATCTCTAGCCAGTACTACCAGTCGCTGTTTCTTGTAGTTTCTAGTTAAACGTGGATCCCTACTCTTTACCATCAGTAATATCCTTTAACACGAAAGAAGGCCCAAGCATTACACGCAGTACCATAACGCTTATGAATGTATTTAATACCTAAATCAATCTGTTTATACGGGTCTTTCTCTTTTAGCTTTAGTAGCTGCGGTATACCGTACGCAGTACTTGTAGGGTTATTAGCCTTTGGATTCCATTGCGACTCCTTGGTCCATAAGCGGTCTATACAAATAAACTCTTTAGAGTTAAGTAGTTTAATGTGTGCGTAGATTTTATAAGTTTCTGTTACTGGTGTCGCCGCCATTACTGGCTGTACACAAAGCCCGGGCCACAGCATCACTGCGCCTAGCGCGCTTACCGCCTTGGCGGCGCGCCCAGCGCGTGTGAAGCGTACCGTACGAGTCAATAGATTTTTGCATAATCGCAGGTCAGACGGCGTGTAAGACTTCATCTAACCCGGCCTAAATTCAATCTGCCCAAGGCTTCGGCATTATCTGCACCCATCGCAAATAGCGCAGTAGGCATAAATATTCCGGCTTCTCCACCGCCTGGCGTAACAAAGGTCATGTTATACGGCAGCATGGCAATGCCATCAGCTACGCTCCACATGCGATTAAACCACTTGGCTTTAGCTACCTGGCATAACATAATGCCGTTATTATGCTGGATAAATCGATCGATCCAGGGCGTGGTCTTGCTGTAAGGCGGATTCATCCATACCCTGCCAACCCAATCCTGGATTAGCCCATTATCGATAATCGTGTAGTACTTCTTTACCGGTATCCACGAGCAGCCACCAATAGGCGAAGCCGGGTCAGTGTCGAACTCTAAACCCAAGCCATCAAATATCCACTTCGGCGTGTAGTAATTATCGCTAGTCATAGGCACATCTGCCTGGTCTATCTTTAAACCTAAATCAAACTCCATTTAAAGCCTCTTTCAGTATATGTTCACCTAGTGGCGCAAATACACAATTTCTGAGTAATTGACGCTTTTCCGGTATTTTGTAATTAGATAAATCGATCCCGTGTAATAGCTGCAAATCCGGAATCTGAGCCGAACGTATTTTATCGGCTTTGAACTTTAGCTCTTTAATCTGAAAATTAGACCAAAAGTAGTGTCTTTGAAGGACAGCATCCGGTTTAATTAAAGGCTCATAGTAGGGTTTAACATTTTCTACGACCCATTTAGCTTTTGAATGGTAACGTAAAAAGATGATTTCTTCGTAAAGAGTTAAGTCTGGATATTTAGCCATAATATCTCGGTACCTAACACCAATATTAAACCTAAAGCTACTATGGGTCTGGCACGGTGGACTAGACCAAATAAAATCAAAGTTGCGATAATGGTAGGCCAGGTATTCGTGCGCGTCGGCTACCACTACCTCATCATTAGGGTATAAATCTTTATAGATTGCAGCTATGGCCGGGTCGTATTCCACAGCGACAATCTCATGTTTATTACCCCATAATTTACGATTGCCACCGAGTCCAGCGTATAAGTTAAGTATTTTCATTAGTAACCAATTCAATTCCTAAGACGCCACAGCCTAGGCATTCTAGGCACACAAGCCCAGGCGGTAGCGATTCTGTGTATTCGGGTAACACCTTACCCTGGGTAACTTTCTTACAAATCCGGCAGTTAAATTTGATCGGATCCATAAATGCTTCTTTTTAGGTCTTGTATTGGGAATAGGTTATTTTGCGGTACCCAATGCACCCCGTAACCGACATG